TCGGACATTTATTTACGATTACATTTTTTAGACACTACGATTTCGCAGCCCACTTGATGATGTCCTTTACAGTCCATCCGCTAGTATCTAGGGTTTCGAAATGTTCTATGCGTGTGAGGAACGTCTCCTTTTTAGGAACCTGAAACGTGTCGTTCCTCAGATTCATCCTCGTCCCGTCACTGTTCCATGTGGTCATGTAATACGGAAAGTGTTCCTCGAAATATTTCCAAGCTGCCGATTCCCTGGATCCCGTGTAAAACCTGTGCACGAAGCCCCACACCACCTTTTTGATGAACCGTAGTCTGTCCCTGGGATCTTCGGGTCCCACCCTGCGCATAGGAAGACTGTCGAACGCCATCGCCACGAACGCCTCCACGTAACAAAAGTGATGCTGGGACAGCTCATCGTACTGAGAAACCTTCCAGGCCCTGTTGAGGTACCCCGGTTCCCCTGAGATGTACAGAGCCTGGCCAAAGTCTTCTGGGGACGCCTGGACAAACCCTCCTGTGGGTTGAAACCCGATAGATTTGTCGTATACCCTGTAGCCTGGGTACACCTCACGGATCGTATCCTCAAACTCATTCATGTAGGCATTCTCTCCCATGGAGTCCCACACGTGAATCCGTTTCTTCATATTGTCCACTCGTAGATACACCCCGTGACCACCAGCCTCCAGGTTCTTCTCGAGATGAAGATGTTCCAGGGCCATGTCGGTCCTGTTCAAATTGTCCAGGTTTTTACATCTGTACACTGTGCGTTCTTTGTTTGGACTTTCGCTACAGATCGCCCTCAAGATATCCTTGTAGTGCCTCTGGATAAAGCGCTTGGCAATCTCCGTGGCATTCTCGATCGCCAATAGTTTGGCTGCATCTTCCGACCCGTGAATCACCTCGCGTTCCAAGTAGTCGTCGTGGTCCAGGGTTGGTTCCTCCTCGATGAAAGCCAAGAGCTCCTCGTTGTCGGGCAAGAGTTTGATGGGAATCATCTTTGATGTAGACTTTACGAAATCTTTTAAGCCACTTAGGTTATTTCTGTTTTGTTATTCTTAATTGCGTTGACTTACCCCTGACGTTCTTCGGGTTCGCACTAGCACCCCTGGGGTTGAACATCTTCTTGTGGGTCTGCCAGTACTCTGGGGCACCCACCCTGAAGTTTTTCCTGAGGGTCGCCTTGTACCAAAACACACAATCCTCTATCCTGTTGCTCTTGGAGGTGTTGTCCAACACGATGCACTCGTAGTTTTCCGTGCAGGCATCCATCACCTTGTTGAACATGTCGAAGGAGGGGAAGATGCCGAAGAATGATTTGTAGAGCTTCTCTCTGTTCTGAATGATGTTCTCCCTGAGGATGAATACGTAGTCCACGTTGGCACGGAGGGCCGGGGGGAGGTCCATGCAATACTGCATCGTGAGCATGAAGAAGATTTTCCAGTGCCTACCATTCATGAAACACTGGCGAATGCAGGTGTCCCTCATGAATTTGTTGTCGTACATGCAGTCATCCAGGAGAAGGAAGGCGCCGCAGTTCTGTTTCCCCGCGCCCACCAACTTTCTTTGACGATCCATCACCCTCTCGATAGCTTCCCTGTCGTAGTCACCGTAGATGAAGAGATCGGGAATGAACTGTTGATAATAATGGTTACCCTCTTCGGTGGCTGACAACACGATCCCGGCTGGTAAATGTTTCTTGTGATACAGGATATCCGTGACGAGGGTCGACTTTCCGGTGTTTCTCTTTCCGATGAAAACACACACTCGGTCATCGGACATCGTCGCGGGATTAAACTTTCTGAGTTTCAGATCCATCTACTGTATTGCCCTGTTTTATTTCATAAAATTTTACTCGCAATTAATAAGAATGGCAGGTAATGTTCGCCTCGCCGTCACTGGTATCCAGGACCAATGGCTCACCGGGGAGCCTCAGTTTTCGTACTTTGTCATGAACTATAAACGACATACGAGATTCTCAACGGAAAATGTAGAGATACCTTTTACATTCACGGCTGATTCTGGGCGAAAACCACAGTTGGGAAACTCAGTGATATGTAGGATACCAAACACAGCCGGTGACCTCCTGAGAAGCGTCATGCTCAAGGTGACGATGGATCCACTTCCTGAGTCTAACCTGTACTACACTTCTCTGGGAACGAGAATCATAGACTACGCGGACCTCATGATCGGTGGGCAGACCATCGAGCGAATCACTGGAGAGTACATTTACATGTACGACCAGCTTCACAGTAACCTGGATGATACCCTACAGACCCTGTACTTTATGACTGGTCACAACAATCATCTTCGCTTCACCTCGCCCTACACTTTTTACGTGAATCTCCCGTTTTACTTTTTCAGACACCCCAGTTTATCCGTACCTGTGTGTGCCATCACCAAGCAATTGGTGGAGGTCAGACTCCAGTTTAAGAAGGATGTTGCCTACAATGACCCCGGATCCATACAATCCGCCTCGTTACTAGCAGACTTTTACTACGTGACTGACGATGAGAAAAACTTTTTACTCACGAGACCGGTGGAGTACGTCATCACCCAGCTCCAACTCGCGACAGTACCCTTCGAACCCAACGTGACCACACGGTCCGTGACGACACACTTTAAGCATCCAGTCAAGGAGATGTACTTCATGGCCAATGTACAGGGCAACCCTCAGGTGGTCACGACTGACCCCACACTCTACAGGTCCGACGAGTCCAACATTCGTTCCAACGCTCGGTTCATCAAAAACATTTCCCTGGATTTCAACGACACCAAGGTGTTCGACCACGACCGACTTCAACTCTCGTATCAACAGTCCCTCGATCATCACACGGGGTGTCCCTCACCAGCCTATGAATTCTACACGTACTCATTCGCCCTGAAGCCCGAGGTGTATTACCCCACTGGTCAGGTGAACATGAGTCGCATCAGACATCAACAATTCACGGTGGAACTCGAGGAAACTGATTCCCAGAACGAGACACACGTGAGTGTCTACGCGGTCAACTACAACGTGTTGCGAGTAGAGAGTGGCCTGGCGGGTTTAAAATTTTAGGCTACTAGAGTAGTAATGGCTGGACGTATACAGGTCGCCACGAGGGGAACGCAGGATGTGTTCTTCACGGATAACCCCGAGTACACCTATTTCATCAAAAACTTCAAGAAGCACACAAACTTTGCCAGGTACACCATGGAACACGACGTCACGGGTGAGTTGGAGTTTGGTCAGACGCTTCGGTGTACCTTACCCCAGAACGCGGGTGATCTTCTCAAGGCTGTGAGGCTACACGTGGTTCTGAAGGGGGCGAGTCCTCGGGGCTACGTGGAGTCCATCGGACACGCCATGATTGAACACGTGGATCTTCTCATCGGTGGCACCCTTATCCAGAGGATACCCCGTGATTGGCTCCAGATACATTCAGAACACTACGTCACACAGACGAAACAAGTGAATCTATCGAAGCTGATTGGCAAACCTCCATACGAATTTTCTGGTACACCCGTGCAGGACGCGGCGAGTAGACCATATGAACCACCCACAGAAAACAACACCATATTATCGTACCTCGCACCAGAGACGGGTGATCGGACATGTATAATAGATTTACCCTTTTACTTCCATGGAAACCCTGAGTTAGCCCTTCCTCTATGTGCCATCACTCGTCAGGAATGTGAAATTGTCATACAGTTAAGCTCCAACGAGAAATGTACGTACGATACGGATTCGGGTGTAGCCACGGTATCGCCAACCACCCAGAAAGGTCTCATCAAGAGCTTCAGTGTTCATACAGAACTCGTGGCGCTGGACGAACCGGAGAGAATCAAGTATCAGGAAGTACCTACCGACTTTATCATCACACAGGTCCAGTCAGATGTATCCATAATACCCGCTGGAGCATCTGTGCACGATCAAAAGCTAGAGTTTGTTAACCCCGTGAAAGAATTGTACTTTGTGATTCAACGTGTGGGTCCGAACGTATCACTGTTTGATTATGATTCATCGTATTCAATTTATGCGTCAGTATATGTCAATTACGAAAACCTAAAGAACCTTCGATTACGGTTGGATGATTCTGAAATTATAGACGAAGTCACGGGCAACGTGATACACCTCAGGGCGATCCAAAGTGGGATTCATCATTCCCGGACACAACTCTTCAGACGTTTTTACTCGTACAGCTTCGCCCTGGAACCAGAGCGATGGTACCCCACGGGCCAAAGAAACTTTAGTCTGGTGAAGGAACAACATGTAAAGCTTTCAGTCAACGGAGAAGATACAGATAGAGAACTTAGAGTTTACGCACTTAGTTATAACATATTAAGAATCGAAAATGGAACAGCAAGACTTCTCTTCCAGTCTGGTCCAATCGGCAATTGATATAATACAACCCGTCATGGAAAATGCCATGGTACTCTCAGGGCACTACGCCAAGGCGTGTGGGCGTAATACAATCACAGCGAAGGATGTAGAGTACTGTCTCAAGTACTGCGCCATGCACACGGTGGGGGATCACATAGGTTCTCACTTTCCCGATGTATACGACAGTGAAGACTCTGAAGAAGACATAGAGGAGGTGGATGAAGACGATGAACCATTCACGCCATACACAGGATCGAACGTGTCCATGTGCGCCATCACGGAAGCTTACGACGCGTGGGATTCATGGGTCCCCACGAATCCGTCAGAAGAACTGTTAAAAAATGCTATTGATAGTAATGAACACCTGGCCGGAGGGATGGACTGATACAGAGTACAAAAGGTTCAAGGCTGGCGATGACACGTCGGATTCTGATTCTGATTCAGACGAACCAGTCGTCGTCAGGGGGTACAAAAAAGAAAAGTATAAAAAATTAGTCACGGTCGAAGAGCTCTTGCCAGAATAAAAATATATTCTTACAATAAATGTCTCAGGGAGTCCCCGTTCAGTTTGCCACCGAACTCGAAGCGCAGTCGCTCAACGCCGTCGTGGCCGGCTTCTCTTTCGCCGCCGCCCTGTCCTGGATGGATCTCGTCCGCTGGATGACCCACCAGATTGTCAAGGTGAACAAGAATAGCGGTCTGAACTACGCCGTCACCGCGCTTCTGACCACCATCCTGTCCATCATCGTCTACATGTTCCTGTCCCGCGCTTCCACGCGTGTGGTCAAGCCCACCGCTCCCATCTACGCCGTGTCTCGCTAAGTTCGCTTACGGGGCCTGGTGAACAAGATGAACACCAGGCCAGTCACGACTATTAAGAATATATACACAAGACCATTCCACCTTTTCGGATTCTCAAACTCAGGAATGCGCACGGGTGGGGGTAAAGAAAAATCCTTTGTGACCCTGGGAACCGTCTGAGGTTTTCCAGTAGAACACTCTATGGCGAGTTTCAGGACGTGATTCGCGTGTCTAAAGTCGTATGGTATCAGGCGATTGTTACTACTGTAGAAGAACTGGACCCTCAGGCTTTGAATGCTCTTCTGGGGCCCTGAGTCGAAATTGTGTACCACGGCATCATCAGCCCCTGAATAATTCACGACGTCTCCACACATGAGAATACGACCCGTGTAGAAGGGTGTATCAGAGAATACAGTCTTGTTGAACTCTTCTGAACCGCTACTCAGCTTCACCACCAGGGCGTCTGGTCCCTGAAGATTGATGCTTCCCGTGGTCAGTGTGGTGCCATCGGATGATATGTTGCTCGCGGGAAGTCCCAGGATGTCGTGGGGTGTGGTATATTCCCCATTCTTTGTGTACCCATTGATACCCCCATAAAAGTCAAACGAAAATGGATAGTCACCCGTCAACGTGATACTGTTGATGTTTGAGTCATACACAGCACTCGTGATGTTGGAACTCTGAGCCACCAGTTCGGCCGCCAGGGATTTTCCATCGTAGTTGTTGTTCGACAGAGACACGGTGGTACCACTCACAGAGAAGGTGTTGTTCCTCTCGTTAATCAACAATTGACTGGCGTGAATGCGAGCTGAAATCAATGAAATCTTGGTCACGTCATAGATTGGGTTCTTCAGCTCAATCACATAGTCGTTGGGGTTGGGGTACAGCAGGGGATCGCGCTCGCTACTGTCTATGTCGAACGTGTATACGCTCATTAAAATATAGGGACAATATTTTAATGCGTGTTGTTATTCACCGCGAAATTGTTTTTATTAGTAGTACTGCTGAGCGATAGGGTTGTTCTGCATCTGTTTCCTGGCGACGTCGAGGCTCTCCGCGGTCGCGTAGGGGTTCGCGTGACCCTTGTAGGCGTTCTGCTGGTGGAAGGAGTTGTTGGTGTACTGCTGGGTCCAACCACCGTTCACGATTCCTATGCGTCCATCCATCCTCGTGGTATCCACCCGAGCCGCCGTGGGCATGCCACCCTGGTTGAGGGCTCCCGCGCGAACGTTCATGCGACCAGCGTTACCCTTGCGATTGGGCTTCCCACGACGATCATCAGGCCTGAACCCGTACGCCATGAGTTGCTCCACGGTATGAGGGGTACCGTAGGTGCGCTTCTCACCAATCTTGATCGCAGGGGCGTTCACGTAGCCATGGGCGAACGAGTGAATGTTGGGCGCCGGTTGATTGTTGTACGCGTACTGCTCGATGTTACCATCCTTCTTGTTCCTAGTGGGGTCCTGCGCGAGTGTGCCTTCGGACACGACGCGCTTGGCACCCGAGAAACCCAGACCGTCGTCACGTTGACCGGTGACTGAACGGTTCGTGAGGCGCTTCGTGTGTTCATGTTCGCTGCGGGGCACCACACCACTCATCCCCTGTGCCCTGCCGAAAGTCTCCGGACGCCTCGCGGGAAGAAACGCGGTCTTCTCGGGCCTATTATGCGCGACTTCACCAACGATCCCACGGCGTCCACCGTTAATATCCATCGCGGGACCACTCCTACCGGGCAGCGTCGTAAGGCGATAGGCGCCAACGTTTTCAGGGTTGACACGAAAAAGCTGCTGGTAGCCACCGAACGCGGGGGTATTGGGACCCACACCGAGACCGGGACCGACCAACTGCTTCTCCACGGGGGACAGATTATTCATTCGTCCTGCGTCGTACATGCGGTTGCGCATGCTGAGTATCTCGCTCCCGTTTGATCGACTCTGAGGCGCCACGACACCAAAGTTGGCCACCTCCATCTTCTTGTCGGGCATGCGAAGCATGGACTCATCGATGGGTACGGACGGTGGATCAACCACGAGTTCCTTGGCGACCGAAGGCTCGTACGTCTCCTTTTTTGGTTCGCTCAACATTTTTCCTAAATAAGCCAAGCCTGCTATAGCGACAATCTCCGCCATTCTTATCTGTTATTAATATTTTTTATCGGGAGTATCTCTGCTGAAACTGAGCATTCTGAAGTTCGGCACGGGTGCTCGCGGGCTCGTAAGACAGGGTGCGAGGCGGAAGCTTACACGTCATGTCTTGCAGGGGGAAGAAGTTCTTCTCGTACGTCTTGGTGACAATCTTGTTAAACTGACTCGTGGACTGAGGCCTGAGCTGATCACTCGTCTCGATAAACTGCGCTGGGGAACCCTTGCCCGCCATGTACGGTGCGGTCCCGTAGAGCATCGTGTTGGGACGGCTCGAACCGTAATTCAGCGTGCTGGGTTGGGGGTACACGAAAACCTCTTCGGTGGCACACACAGGGGGGTGCGCCGGGTTCTGAACCAATTTCATTCCAGGTTGAAGCTGATACGCCATTTACTATTGTCTAAGAAATTATGTAGAGACATGGCCACTCCTTAATCCAGATCCTCTCGTCATACCACTTCTCTTGTCCCCGTTAGGATCCAGACCGGCGAAAGCCTCCAATTGCGCACCACGGGCGTTGGGGTCGCACATCAGAGGATCGGTTCTGCACGTGGGGGCATCCTTCGCACCGTACAACCACTCGGCGAAAGCCGTCTGGTCGCCTGGGATACCAGTCACCGGCATGGAAACAAATTGTCTAGAGTAACCGTTCCGTTGATGCTCCGGCAAAGGAGATCGAGAACGCGTGGGGCCGTAGGGGATGCGATCGGCCAACATCTTATTCACCTTGTCATCCACGGAAGCATAGTCACATGCGCTGGGTCTATCGGGTCTGTCCACGTACTCGTTCATGAGCACGTTCGCCATGGGATTGTCGTAGGTGGGTAGTGTACACTGAGAAGTACCCCGCCTCTCTTCTACCACGACCGGTCTGACCTGATCATTCTTAATCATGTTCGACTTTTCCATGACATAAAGCACACCTATGGCAGTGGCACCCAACACGAATACACGGATATCACGTTTGATTAAATAAAGAATACACGTCGCGTAGACGATGAACCTCGCGGTGGCATTCACGCGCTCTTCTGCCGTCTGAGTCTTCGTGGGCCAAAACTCCTTCACCTTGTCTGCGCGAACCAACTGCTTTGGATCTTCAAATAATGATGCCATTTATATTAGTAGACTTTATTTTTTCATCATACCACCAAGCATGCTCTGCATCGACTTCAACAACTGTGACTCATCGATACCCTCACCATCGTTCTGCATCTTTTCGGCACACTGCTTCGCGACATTCTCAATCATGGCGAGCGTCTCTGCTGGAATGGACGTGATGGTGGTACCGAGCATGTACAGGGTCTGAATGTACTGCCAGATGGCCGCCTTGGTACCGTCGGAAGCCTTGGGCCAACACTCCTTGATGTTTATAGCCTTCATAAACTCGAGTTCGGTCGAGTCATCCAAGAACAAAGACTCGTCACGAGCGCTAATCTTATCCACATGAGGCGAGACATTCGTCATAAACTTGTTGACAATCTTCTTGGGGTTCGTGTCCCGAAGAAGTTCGAAGGCGGTGATGTACTTCTTGAGGCCCTTCTCTTCTGGAAAAGTCTTGTGCAATTCCATAAGAAATTGACCCATCATATCGTTGAAGGCTGTGACGGAGGACATTTTTATCTATTCACGGGGGAAATCTTTAAGTCATGCAAAAGGTGCGGTTGAAATCGGCTCAACCCGGCCTATACCATTAGAAACTATGAAATACACTAATATGGCCACCAGTGCAGCGGGTTTCGCGTAAGCACTCGTGGTGGGGGTACCCTCATTATTGAGTCTGGCTTTCCCATGAATGTAAAGAGCGGTGATGACTCCTGCAGCCACGGCCGCCCACGTTGGATCTCTGAGCTGTTCCATGTGTTATAATAATCAAAGGTTTTTTTAACGTCGAGAGTCCGCCGCGTCTGGGAAAAGGTCTTCTTCCTCGTCCTCGGCGGGTGCCATCGGGCCGGGAGCCTGAGGTTCCTTGGCCGTGTGAATGGTTCTGAACTCCCCTTCGAACGGGGGGCGGGGTGGCTGTTCAGTTGGGGCTGGTGCCGCCTCGGGGGCGGGTGCCTCCTCCACGGGGCCAGGGAAAGCCTCTTCTTCCTCCGCGGGTGGTGATTGCTCCTCGGCTGGATGCTCCTCCTCGTACTCCTCCACGTTATCCTCCGTGAGATCAGCCTCTTGGGGCTCGATGAGTTCATTCTCCTGGACAGTCATGTACGTCTGAAGAATCTCCTGCACGGGGATGAGTTCTTTGACGGTGGTCTCCACACATTTACTGAACCGCTCGTAGAGCTTATCGTTACGTTCGTGTTCCGTCTGGTTATCAGTGAACACGTAGGGGTTGGTGTACAGATCCTTGGCTGCATTTTTGTAACACGAATGAATGAACAACTCGTTGCTGGGAAGTTTCACGGAGAGCTTCTTGGAGTCCTTACTGAGTCGAACAGCCGAGAGAATCTTCACCGAACTCACGAAGACCGCCGCCACAAGATCCTTGAACCAGGCGCACCTGTTGGCGATGTTGTCCGTGTTCTGCTTCGCCATGGTCTCGTTCCACTGAGGGACGTCCCTGAGCAAATTCTGAAACATGATGAGCACCTGTCTACCCTTGGAGAGCTTGTACGCCTCTTGATACATCTCGTCAAACACATCGATCATCACGGGGCACATGAGAATAGAGAGCTGTTCCAGGTATTCACGCTTGGCCTCGACCAAAATGTTGAGGTTATCCATTTATGTTAGTCCGCACTTTTTTTATCAACCTTTTCCCGCGTTCCCCCTGTACTTATTCGCAGCCTTCTTAAGATTGATCAATGTAGGAAAGTCATCGAGGACCGGCGCTTCCTCCTTCTTTTCGCTCGGCACTTTTTTGACTTTCCATGAGATGTGAAGTTCGTGATCACCCGTGATGGTCACGTTGAATCCTCCGCGTTCCAACTGTCTCTTGATGTATGCGGTCGCCTTGAACCTGTCGTACATGGGATAGCCTATGAGAAAGGAGGGAA